TGAGAGGTTTTATTGAGGATATTGATCTTATACACTCTATTCCGAATGGCGGTCAGCGACATATACGAGTAGCTGTAAAACTAAAAGCAGAAGGCGCACTGGCTGGAATACCTGATTTATTTATACCGCTGGCCTACGGAGAGTATCACGGACTATATTTGGAGGTCAAAACTAAAAAAGGCGTGCTTTCAGCGAGTCAAAAGGTGATTATACCAAGGCTGGAAAAGCAAGGCTATAAAGTTGTTGTAGTTAGATCGGTTAAAGATGCTCTCGATGCGGTAATGAGCTATTTTAAAGTTAAATTTTAAAAATATTGAATTATTTTAATTTTATTATAAAATTATATTGACAATGGTTTTTAATTATTATATCTTTGAAATATAACGAAACAACAAGGATACAAGATGAAAAATCAAAATGAATCAGAAGTTCTTTATATGCATATGAATGACTGTAAAAAGAATGCGCAAACAAGAGAGGATTGGATTGCAGAGTATGATTGTGATGAGCTTGATGAAAGAGATCTTACAGCAGAGGAAGCTTTTTCCGAAGATTTAAATGTTACTCTTATTGAGTTAGTCAATCCAATGCTATGCGAGAGTTTAAAAGAGTTATGCGACACGCTAAATTCAGCAGAATGCATGGATTTTGACGGATCCTCTCTTCCTACTTTTGGCGGTGAAGAGCCAAGAGATACTTTAGGAGTATTTTCTTGGGATAAAGACAGTGTTTTGATAGAGTCAAACGGCTGGAAAATTGAAAAACGTTGCTCATGTGGTGAAGCTGCATTTAATTGTGATTGTGAAAATTGATAAAAAAAACCAGCCCTTCGGGGCTAAAAGGAATAACATGAAAAAGTATAAAGTGACAGATAGAGCAACTAATAATTGGGACATATTCGAGTCCGATATTCTACAAGAATGTAAAGACTGCATCATTGACCAAGAAAGATCTGATAAAAATGAAGATCAATACGAACCTGATTTTTACCAGATAATAAACAATGAAACAGGTGAAGAGGTTTAATATGAAAAATCTTACAGTAAAACAATTTGAAACACTCTCTCCAATGGAGCAAAGAGTAGTTACAAGTGCATTTTTTCCGGCAGTTAATCGGTATTTTGGCAGTATTTTTGCGAAAAGAGGCGTTAAGTGAGCGAGAAAATGATATTAATATCAAAAGAGAATCTAAAAAGCGTGCTGCTTAGTGCGCTATATGTTGAGATGATGCACCATAGTGGCATCGAGGATACAGTTGATTTTATTGTTAAGAAGATTGAGGAGGTTGAGGAATGAAGAAGATTAAATTACTATTGGCAGCTACTATAATATCAGTGTGCGCCTGCTCTGCACCTGTAAGTGTAGAGGTTTATGATCATGGTAGTAGTAACCAGCAGATTGAAATCGATGAGGTTTTAGGTGAGTGGCACGATGTTTATCTAGATGGGCACAAAATAAACGTTGTCAGGTATAATATTTTCAATTACACCAAATGGGGTCATCAAGGGATACTTTGGGTTGAAGGTGAATCAGAAGGTTATGAATATACTTTAGATCAAGGTGAAATAAAGATGTTTAGATATGAGGTTTATCTAACTTATAGGCGTTATTATGTGGATGAAAAGTAATAAAGTTGCCTTTTTATCGTAAAAAAGCTATATTTATCTTATCGATTGATTCGGTAAAGTTTGGCGTGGATCGCTGAAAATATCACTAGAGGTGAGATGAATATTAAAAAAACTAAAAAGAAGCCTAAAGCTTCTGTTAAAAAAGAAGTTAAAAATGGTAGGCCGACAAGCTACAGGGCTGAATATGCCGACCTTGCTTATAATTACACTTTACTCGGGGCAAGGGATATTGATCTAGCCAAGTTCTTTAGTACATCTGAGCAAACTATTAACGCATGGAAAAAGAGTCAACCAAAGTTTCTTGAGGCCTTAAAGGCTGGAAAGCATCAAGCTGATTCAATGGTTGCTGCATCGCTTTTTAAGCGAGCTAACGGCTATATTATCAAAGAGACAAAGACTAGTTCTGGCGGCGAAAACGATTGTATATCAATAACCGAAAAAGAAATCCCTGCTGATACAACTGCTCAAATATTCTGGTTAAAGAACAGGCAACCTGAGTTTTGGAGGGATAGGCAAGAGCATGATCATACAAGCAAGGGCGAGTCAATAAACCTCACAATAGAAAAAACTTATAGCAAAGATAAAGTTAACAGAGAAGCAGACTAAAGCTCTTGATGCTTTGGAATGTGATGATGTTACCGAGGTACTTTTTGGAGGCGGAGCAGGTGGCGCGAAGTCGTTTTTAGGTTGCTTATGGGTAATTACCAATTGCTATAAATATCAAGGATGCCGATGCTTGATAGGCAGATCAAAGCTTAAGAATTTAAAGCAAACAACATTGATGACTTTTTTCGAGGTGTGCGGATTAATTGGTTTAAAATCTGGTGAGCATTACAAATACAACTCACAGAGTGGAGAGATTGAGTTTTCAAATGGTTCATTGGTTATACTTAAAGACCTTTTCACATACCCAAGCGATCCTAATTTTGATAGCCTTGGATCTCTTGAAATTACTTTTGCATTTATCGATGAGTGCAACCAGATAGATTATAAAGCTTACCAGATAGTTACATCACGCATACGCTATAAACTAGATTTTTTTGGTATAAAGCCAAAAATATTAATGAGTTGCAACCCTGCCAAGAACTGGGTTTATTCAGAGTTTTACAGACCTTTTAAGGATGGTGTTATAAAGCATTACAGAAGGTTTATTCAGGCTCTGGCAATGGATAACGCTTTTTTATCGCCTCATTATGTAGAAAACTTACAGAAACTAGATGAAAACAGTAAACAAAGGCTATTGTATGGTAACTGGGAGTATGACGACGACCCAACAAAACTATTTGAATATAAAGCTATTCTTGCAATGTGGACTAATGCCCACGTACCAAGAGGAAGTAAGTATATCACAGTCGATGTCGCGCGACTCGGTGGAGATTACATTGTTATATTTGTATGGGATGGGTGGCGAATAGTAGAGGCTAGGCGTTTTAAAGTTGAAAAGCTCAATTATACCGATACTGAGATAAAGAGATTAGCCAATAAACACGGTGTTATGATGCACAATATCATAGTTGATGAGGACGGTGTAGGCGGTGGATTAGTTGATTTCGGCGGATATACCGGTTTCGTAAACGGTTCTTCTTGCGTTGGAGAAGGCAATTATGCAAACCTTAAAAGTCAATGCTCATTTGAGATTGCGAAAAAGGTAAATGCAGGTGAAATTGCCGTAGACTTTGATGATCCAGAAATTAAAGCTATATTAATTGAAGATTTAGAGCAAATAAAAGACTGGAACAGCGATAAAGATGATCAAAAAATAAGGGTAATTCCGAAAGATGAAATAAAAAAGGTGCTTGGCAGGTCTCCTGACTGCTATGATGCTTTAATGATGCGGTACTATTTTGAACTCTTTCCACCAGCGAGAACATTTAAAATTAAGGGGTTAATGTGATTAACCAAACAGCTAGAATTGAGTTTAATGGCGAAAGCTATGATTATATAAAGTTCACTGGTGAAGAAATATCTGAGTATAAAGCTTTGCGTGACATGTACTACTCTGATGGAGGGTTTAAGAATGGTTCCTACCTTATTCAATTCCCGAGAGAAGCAGATGATTTTTTTGAGAAAAGAAAGCTTTATGCCCACTATGAGAATATTTTTAGAACTGAATTAGATGCGAAAGTATCGCCTATTTTCGCAAAACCGCAGATCAGGAGTGAAGTAAATCCGGTAGTAGACCAGTTCACTTGGAATCCTACACTCAGAGCTGGCGAAACTATGAGCGAGTACCAGTTCAGGAAATCGATTCACGCTAAATTATTCGGTGCGATATTCGAATTTTGCGATGCTCCTGATGTTGTGCCAGATAGCGGAGCCGAAAACCTCAGTGTTAAAGAGTACGCTTATTACCTTACCCCGCTAAATATTGAAGGGTATCTGATAGATGATACTGGAGCACTTCAAATGGTTGTTTTTTATGAGGATGCAGACACAAGGGATAGCATTTTAAATGGTACGCAAACTACTCTAAGAGTGTTTTTGCGTGATTACTCTGGTCAATACTGGTCTTTCCGATATGATGGTGCTGCAATAAATCAAAAACAACTTGACTACTCACCTATGCGACTTGTTGAAGATAACACCAGATATAGAGATAATAGAATTGCAAAATCAAAGTATCTTGGCGAGCTATCAATAGTAAAAACTATATACTCTCTAACATCATGGTATAAAGATTCTTTTGTAAAAAATTGCTTTGCTTTCCTTGCCGTGAATCAAAAATTGCCACAGGAGGGAATTGATTTAGGGGCTGATAGTGCCTTTCAATATATTGGCGATGGAGTGAATCCACCTTCCTATATTGCCCCACCTACTGAGCACCTTAGGACTATGATGGATGAGGCAATTAGGCTCACTATGCAGGTAAAGCAAAATATGAATAGTGTTGTCTCAATTGCTTCTGCTGCATCTGGAGAGTCTAGGATTCAGGCTGACAGAAGGCGCATTGAAGAGTTAAAAATGGACGCTAACAACATCGCAGATTGTGAGTATTGGCTGGTTAATACGGCACTCAGGAACTATGTTGATTTTACGGAAGAGTATACAGTAATATACCCAAATGATTTTGAATCTCTTACAAAAAGCGATGAATTAAGCGGGTTACAGGTTCTTTTAGATAATATGGATGTTGCGCCTGAGGTGAAGAAAGAAGTGGTTAGCGATATGATTAAGATAGTATATTCAACCGATCCGGAAAGAGCGGCAACTCTGTCACAAATGCAATTAAAAAGCGTTCCCACATATAATACAGCCTTTGAATCAGAAAATGTAGATGAGTAATTATAAAAAAGCATTCTCAAACCTTAAGAAATACGATAAAGAGATAGAAGAGCAGGTTTTATCAATTTATAATAGCGTTTCAGAGACTTTGATAGAACTTATAGGTAATGACAAGATTAAACTTTCTGAGGCAACTAGAAAGCTTAACAATGTATTTAACGAGGCTATAGAGTCTAATGATTTTACAAATAAATTTAGAGAATCAACTCTATCTGTAATAGTTGAAAGCTCTTTTACATCTGGTTTAGGTGGCACTAAGCCAGAATGGGGAGAGTATCTTTTTAATAAGTCTCTTTTCGATGATAAGATGAAATTATCAACTAGAATAAGGCGCAACTCTCAAGCCATTGTAAATGATCAGAAGGCTATTTTATTTGAAGCTTTGAGGGATGGAAGAGGTATAGCAAAGATAGTTGGTAATATAGAGCAGGATGTACTTGAAGGTTTTACAAGGTCACTTCCAAAATATATTGACGATCTTGCAAGTGCTAAAATAAATGGCGTGCCATTAAGTAATTCAAGTATTCAATCTGTTAAATCGCAAATAAGCAGACTTAAAACATCTGGTTTAAGAGCTGATTATACTAGACTGATAGAAGCCATAGAGCTTGATAAAAACATTGAAAAAGCCACTTACTACGCTATGGAGAGGCGTACAAAATACTACGCTCAGAGAGTTGCAAGAACAGAAACTATCGCAGCCATGACAGCAAGTGACGTACATATTGCGTTAAAAGATGAGGATACAAGATTAGTTAGAAACTCGATAGAGGGAAGTAATCCATGCCCATTTTGTATAGCTGTGACATCACTTGGATTTATTCCAGTTGAGAGCGCATTACAACCACCACACCACCCGCATTGCTCTTGTAAGCTTCAATGGAAAAAAACAATAGTACCTCAAAAGACTATTCCAAAAGATCAATTTGTAAAGATGCTTGAGAAATCAGTTGATGAACAAAACAAGGTAGCTCAATCAGCAGGGAAGCCGAAGAGCTACCTCGATATAGTAAAGCCTATTAACCTTCGGCAGGCTGATAAACTTGCAGATTGGGATAAATAGATTGGAATTTTGTTAGCGACTTAATTAGCATATCAACGCCTTTAGAATCGAGCGAAACAATAAATTGTTTCCCATCTTCAATATTCTTAAAAGCAATCGATGTACTTTTTGATTCGCTATCTTTTTGTAAATCAATAGAAAGGCTTTTATTTACATCTATTGAATCGGTTGTGAATTTAACTGTTTTTTCGTTCATTTTTCATCTCCTTAAATTTTTCATATTCATTATTTATTAACCTCTGTAAATGCCTGCTCATCGTTCTATCGTGATGCTCAGCCATTTCGCTCAGTCTCTTTTTTGTTTCACCTGTTACGTTTAAATTACCCATATAACACCATTTAGTATATATAAGTAAAATATAGTATATAAAAGTAATAAATATCACATAAAAAGTATAGATTCGTTACCACCTATTTTAATTTTCTTAAATTTTAGATATACGCTTGATGCGCATAAAAACAGGCTAGAAGCCAAAAAAGGAAAGATATGTTAGAAGAGTTAAACGCACTCAAAGAAAAGCTTGGTGATAATCAAGAGTTATCACCATTAATAAGCGGTTTAGAGAATCGTTTTAAAGCCATTTCTGAGATGAAAGAAAATGCAGTTGGTGAGAGTAAGAAATATAAATCAGTTAAACATTCAATGGCTGAAATTTTGGGGCTTGATAAAGAGCTTCCGATCGATGAATTGATTAACAATGCAAAAAATATTCTTACTGAAAAGAATCAGAAGATTGAATCTTTTCAAAAAAACGCATCAAGCAAGGAAATTGAAGCGGCATCCGTTAAGGAACAGTTATCATCTATGCAAAAAATGGTTCAGGAACTTACAGAAAAGTATAATCAGAAAGAGACTGAGGTTAAGATATCGACTCTTAAAGATGGCTTTAGAAAGGCTCTGAATGCAAATAGAATAACTAATCCAGAGGCGCAGGAGCTTGTTATTGAGGGTTATCTCAATAAAGCCAGCGGTCTTGATGAAAACGGATTGTCAGCACTTGCAAAATCAATTGCAGATAGTAAACCTTTTCTAACGCAGAGTTTACATAAGGGTGGTAGCGGAAGCGTACCATATAATAACGATATTAAAAAAACATCACTCTCTAATATACCATTGAAAGATACTGAAAAAAGGCAAGAAGCTATCAGAAGTAGATTGGTAGATAAGGGAATAATTTAAAGGATTAAATCATGGCTTTAAATAACATGAAAGTATACTCTGAGGAAATTCAGGGATCAGTTTTAGAAAGTTTACCACAAATGTTGAATGCTTTTGGCGATGCTACTAATGGCGGTATGCAGATGTCAATGAGTGGATTTCAAGGCGACTTTATTAAGAATGCTATTTACGCATCTTTCGATTCAGCAAGATACCGTGTTGACAGATATGCCACAAACTCAACAAAAGCTGCTACAGCGCTATCACAAATTGAAGCTGTAGGCGTTAAAGTTGCTGGTGCATTCAAATTGAATTTTGAACCAGCGCAAATGACTTGGCTATTAAAAAATCCTGCTGAGGGTATTGAGGTTATATCAAGAGGTATCACAGAAGGCATTTTTAGAGATATGCTTAACTCGGCAATAGCAGCAGGAGTAGCGGCAGTTTCTGGTAATGCAGATATGACCAACGATATTACAGGTGGTACTAATGCAGTAGTTACACAAATAGCGCTAAATGATGCTTATGCAAAAATGGGCGATATGAGTCAATCAATAGTTTGTAATGTAATGAACTCAATAGTTTATCACCAGTTGATAAAGCAAGCTCTTACAAATGGTGCAGAGCTTTTTACTGCCGGAAACGTTATGGTAATTGATATTCAAGGTAAGAAGACTGTTGTGACAGATGCTCCAGCACTTACAAACTCAACTACCGATTATCGTGTTCTATCGCTTGTAAATGGAGGAATTATTGTTAATAACGGTTCTGATATCGTTACTACAATTGGAGAAGATGTAACAAAAGATAGAGCAGAGACTATTGTTCATAGCGACTATACTTTCGGACTAAATGTTCGTGGATACGCTTGGGATACTGCAAACGGTGGTAAATCTCCTACAGATGCTGAAATTGCAACTGCTACAAACTGGGATAAGTATGTGTCGAGCAACAAGCATACAGCCGGTGTTCTTTTAATTGCTGATCAATCATAATATAGGGGCGTAAGCCCCTTATTTGGAGTAAAATGAAAATTTGGTATCTTGATTTTCCTCTATCTCTATATGAAGAGAGTAGAGAAGAAATAAAAAAAATTGCTAAAAATGAAGGATTTAGAATAATAGATTCTAGGTTTGGATCAAATACAATTGATGTGCCAAAATTAACATTTAAAAATGATCTTCAAAAAAAGCAAAAAGCTTTTTCAGATTTTATAGATGACATTTGTGATGCTGATAAACCAATAAAGCAGCGTGGAAGGCCTAAAAAACAATGAAAGCAAACGTTTCAAAATTAGAAGAGTTCTCAAAGAGAATAGCCGATAAAAATCTTTTTAAAAGAGCTTTATCTGCATCTCTTTATGACGCTATTTCTGATGTTGGTGAATATGCTAGGCAAAATCACAGGTTTAAAAGTAGGACTGGAGTTTTAGCAGGTTCTATTGATGTTTCAGCTTCCGGATTAAAAGCATCTATCTTACTTAACACTAATAAAGCTCCTTACGGGGCTTATGTTTATGATGGTTGGATTAGAAACAAACCGATACTTCCGGTTGATAAAAAAGCATTATCGTTCGTTATTGGTAATAGAAGGATTTTTGCTAATAGCATTACAAAGCCAGCCAAATGGAATGCTGATCCATTCATTGAAAACGCTTGGAAAGCTAAAGAATCAAGCTTTATAAAATCAATAGAAATAGATGTTACCGAACAACTTGAGGCGGTGCTATAATGGCAACTATATTACAACCAATCGACTTTACGGATATAGACGCAAAGAATGTTGTATCTGATGAAAGTACAGATTACGTGAATGACTCAGGTGATAACGTATATCTTGCATTAGGTGATGAGTATCTCACGCACTTACACCAGACTTTTAATGTTGATCCGCTTGATACTAATGTATCTGATCCTATTAAATTTAAAGTGAAACAATTGCTTCTATGTTTTGTTAAAATCAGAATATTTACCGATCTTATAAATGATGCTTTAGCACCATTCGAAGGCCAGCAAGTTGTTTTGGAAAAGTACCGTAACAAATTAGATGAGGCCAAGCTTTGCCATAAAGAATGGTACTCTCAAATTGATGAAAACGCTTTTTATGATGAACCAGTTGGGTATGATAATACGATAGTTACAACATTCGGGCGCAGATAATGGACTTATACGATATAATAGAAGAGATAAAAAAGCTTTTTGAAGCGGAAGGATTTACCTGCTTTGATGCCTTTGAATTTGATGGACAGCAAGTTACAAGGCTTCCAGAGACTTCATTTCCTGCATTGTTTATAGGTCGTGGTAGTGAAGAGATAGACAATGAAGCAAGCCCAACAGAGTGCTTAATTGAGAGAGCTACAATAGATTTAAACATAGTTTTTAATACTGGTAAGGCTGGACTAATAGCAAGCACGCAAACGGCACTAAGAAAGGTTAAAAATGTTATTTATGAAAACCAGAGTACACAAAATTGGAGTAACTGGATATTAACAGATAACTTTGTGGCGCAACTTGCGAATACAAATGATAAGTCGGTGGTTTTTGGCGGTGTTAATATTAACACTGCAATAGAATATAGAGAAGAAAGAATTAAACCAATAGTAGAGGTATAAATGTCATGTTTTGGCAAAAGAACTAGATTAGCTAACCTGCTTGTAACTAAGCAAACAGCGAACGAATACGAGCAACCGGCAGTTGCCAAAAACTGGCGTTTAGATTCTGGCTTTGAGGTGCAGGCAACCCCTGAGATGATAGCAAGAGATATTTTAAAAAGCTCTTTCACTCCTGAGCCTGATATTGCAGGGATTAAAGTTGGAGTTATAACAGGTACTTCGGAGATATACGGAGCTGACTATACAAATGGAACGAATAAACCCTGGTTTAATGATGCCTTTAACTCAATACAACTTGTTGAAACAGCGGTTAAGGCGATTCCAGTTAGTGCAATAGCAACTCAATTTGTTTATGGTGAGATAGTTAGCGGTGCGACTGGGGTTGGCCGTGTTGTAGTGCCTACGCAGGCTGGTGATACAAAGATTTACATACAGGAAACCACAGCTGGATTCACAGCAGAGACTATTACCGGATCAATAGCAGGATCAGCAACAGCAACAGGCGCAAGTACAGCTGCTGGATGGTCATACAAATATGATACTGATTCGTGCGCAAGGTTATCAGTACAGTCAGAAAACGATGGGCTAATATCTCAAATGTATAATTGCGTTCCAACTGTCACAATTACAAGCGATGCAGGTAATATACCTAAGCTAAACTATGAGATATCAGGAGTGATAAGAGATATAGATGGTGAAGCACAGTGGATGCGTGACGGTTCTATGACTGATTTGACAGGTCTCAGAAGTTCAGTAGTGCCGCCAAGATTTGTTAACGCTCGTTTCAAGATGGATTCATATGTCCCAATAGTTGACTCGACACTTACTATTGATACAGGCGTAACTAAGGCTCTTCGCACAGATGCTAATAATGCGAGTGGTGCAGAGGGATATATTCTCACTGCAAGAAAATCATTAATGACCTTTCGGATAAACACACCAACAAATGCAGAGCTTGACATTTACGCAAATTGGTTTTCAGTTTCACCGGTAGGTATTGAATTTAGGTTCGGGAAAGACGTGGGTAACACGTTTTGGGTATACGCACCAAGTGCAAAATATCAAAATGTTACACCTGCAGATCAAGATGGAGAGCTAAAGCATGAGCTTCAATTTTCTCTATCTGGAGATGATGACGCTGAAATAGAAATAATCTGTATTTAAGAGGTAAACAATGTACGATTTAGTGCCACCTAAAAGTAAATTAATTGAATATACATCACTCTATATGAGTGGTGTCATATTCTCAATTAAAATCCTTGACTTTGAAGAAGATGAAACCTTTAACTCACTGCTTTTTAAGCACGCTAAAAAAGATAGCGAAGGGAATGTTCTAAAAGATGAAAAAGGTAATTTTACAATTGATAATGAGGGTTATTACATCGAGTGCTTTAAGCTTTTTATCAAAGAAGTTAAAGGGGTCGAAGGTAAATTCTCACCGCCTTGGAGAGTAATTAAAGAGGTTGTTAATCAGGCTATACTTGCTAACACTGTAACAGAATTGGAAAAGTAAAGGTATTAGCCTCTATAATAGGTGGCACTTCACACGCTTGCGATTATAGTAACAATGATTGGGGGTGTGTGGAGGCTAATACCGAGCAAAAAAAGTGGTGGTTGCCTTGTTGCAATGATCCACAGTGCCACCAATGCAAAGGGACAGGTAGGATTTATCCTGAACGTTGCCCTTGCTACTATTATAGAGATGTTAAAACGCTGAGATACCTTTACGATGCTTATAGATTCAAAAACATACTTCCATTTGCTGGTTCTCCAATTGAGCAACCGGTAAAGCTGATTAAAACGTTTGATCTGGTTGATCAATACGTGTTTTTTTATGAGGAAGATTTGAGAAAGAGAAAAGAGCATAACGAAGAGGTTGCGAGTAATTTTAGAAAGAGGTTAGGCGGTGGCTAAAAAGATCGGTATTGAAATTGAGTTGGATTCAAAGGGTGCGGTTACCGGATTTAAAGACCTTGGAAACGCTGGTAAAGAAGCTGGTGATAAGATAAAGAGCAGTACCGATGAAGCAAGTGCTTCGATGGGTGGGCTTAACGTATCAACTATAGTAACTACCGGAGCTATTTTAGCTGTTGGTGCAGCAGCTTTAAAAATGGGTCAATCTTTTGTTTCTGCTGGATTTGAAACAACTAAGCAAGCTCAGAAGATAGAGACTCAGTTCAAAGTTTTACTTGGTAGTGCAGAAGCAGCCAAAGATCGTTACGCAGAGTTAGCGCAATTTGCCGCAACAACCCCTTTTACACTCAACGGTGTTGCTGGTGCCTCAAAGATATTAGAGACCTTAACAAAAGGCGCTCTATCAACTGGCGCAGGTCTTAGATTGGTTGGTGACGCCGCCGCTATATCTGGTGAGCAGTTTGAAAACTTGGCTATTCATATAGGTAGAGCTTATAGTGGCCTACAATCTAATAGACCGATAGGCGAATCGGCTTCAAGACTTCAAGAGCTTGGACTTGTAACAGGCGAAACAAGGACGAAAATAGAGGAACTTCAAAAGGCTGGACAAGGTGTTGAGGCGTGGGAAATACTACGCAAAGAGCTTGAGAAAACAGCAGGAGGTATGGAGGCTTTATCTCAAACGATAGAAGGAAAGACATCCACTATTGTTGATAATATTGGTCTTTTATCAGCAAGTTTTTTAGAGTATACAGGAATTACAAATGCTTTTAATTCAGCTCAAGATCAATCAATATCTATAATAGAAAACCTTTCAAAGGCATTAGAAGCAAGAAAAGCGACACAGAAAGGAAGTAACGCAACGCTTGCAGAAGCATTAGTTTTGCGCGAAAAACTTAATGAAGAATTTAGAAAATCCAACCCTTATTATGAAGCTGAGCAAAAATCATTAAGAGCAAGGATAGAAAATAATAACGCTTTAATAGCCAAATTAGAGGCTGAGAAATTGGCTAGAGAGAAAGTAAGTGAAGAGCAAAAGAAATCAACTGCAATAGCTGAAAAAGTGAATGAAGCAAGAAAAGTAGAGACTAAAAGATTATCAGACAACGCAACAGAGCAAAAAAAGATAATCGATTTACAAAGACTAAGCAATCAAGAGATAGCTATCAAGATACAGCAAGAGCAGCAGTTAATGAGTTATGAGGCTATGATAGCCAATGAACTTGAATACTACGAGATAATGAAAACACTATCAGAAGAGCAGAGAACTTTAGAGCTT